CCAGACTTGGACGTTGTCTGGCAACTCCACACCGACCGACTCGCTCGCGTCTGGCGAAGCATTGCTGTTGATGATTGACGACGGGTCCGCCTATACGATTACTTGGCCGAGCGTGACTTGGAAGACGAACCTAGGAAACGCTCCGACCCTTAACACCACTGGGTATACGGCCATCGTGCTGTGGAAGGTCAGTACAACCTTGTACGGCGCTCGCGTGGGGAATGCGTGATGCTTAAGATGTTAGTTGGATGCAACGGTAGTGCGTCGGGAACCTATACAGAACAACAAAAACTTGTTGCAAGTGATGCGGCAACAGCGGATTTTTTTGGGGCGGCCGTTTCGGTATCGTCAGATGGTAGCGTCTTAATTGTCGGCGCATATGGCGAAGATACGTCGCCGTATTTTCAAAATGGTGCAGCTTATGTTTTTACGCGGGCTGGCGCAACATGGACGCAACAACAAAAGCTAACAGCCAGCGATCCTGAAGACGGTGCGTTGTTTGGTATTGCGGTCGCCATTTCATCTGATGGCAACACCGCGATTGTTGGGGCAAGAGCAGAAGACACTTCTCCAAATACTGATAACGGTGCCGCATATGTGTTTACGCGGTCTGGGTCTGTATGGTCACAACAAGCTAAATTGTTAGCAAGCGATTCTGAGTCAAACGCGTTGTTTGGGTGCGCTGTTGCACTGTCTGCCGACGGAAATACGGCAATTATTGGAGCGCGCCGAGAAGATACATCACCAAACACGGACAATGGCGCAGCGTATGTCTTTACAAGATCAGGCGTTGCATGGTCGGAGCAGCAAAAGCTAACAGCAAGCGACGCCGCCTCTGATGATTTTTTTGGAACGTCGGTTGCACTATCATCAAACGGCAATCTTGCAATTATAGGTGCAACTGGCGAGGATACTTCGCCATCTGTGCAAAACGGTGCGGCATACGTTTTTACAAGGTCGGGATCAACATGGACGGAACAACAAAAACTCACCGCTAGTGACTTAGCGTCTTCAGATAATTTTGGAACGTCCGTTGCTCTTTCATCTAATGGCGATACGGCAATTGTTGGGGCGGATTTTGAGGATACGTCACCGAGCGGCAATAATGGTGCGGCGTATGTTTTTAGTCGATCTGGATCAACTTGGACGCAACAACAAAAGCTACTTGCAAGCGATCCTAGTACGGATGACAACTTTGGTCGCGCAGTTTCAGTATCGGCTGACGGCAACATAGCCGTTGTTGGGGCATATGGTGAAGATACGTCGCCGTACTCAAACAACGGCGCGGCATATGTGTTTACGCGATCCAGCGCGACATGGACTCAGAAACAAAAAATTCTTGCCAGCGACTTAGCATCCAATGATTTGTTTGGCACTTCAGTCACTATGTCGGCTGGTGCGTCTGTGGTTGTTATTGGGGCTGACGGAGAAACATCGCAAGCTGGAGCCGCTTATGTCTTTGCCTCCTAAGGACTTCTCATGAACCTAATCAACCTTCAAACACTTCAGTATCCGGTTTCGATCTACACGGTTCGTGCTGAGAACCCCAACACCAGCTATCCGGACTCTCCGAACTTCGTGCCGGAAGGCTATGCTGCGGTCGAGACAACCCCTCTGCCGGATTACGACCGGAACACGCAGAAGGTCGTTGAGATGCCCCCTGCGCAGGTCCTAAGCGCATGGAGGCAAGTGTGGGGTGTAAGGGAGCTTCCCGCCGACGAGCAGCAGAAGATCCGCGACGCAAAGGCCACGGCTGTACGCAAGCAACGTGACGCGCTTTTAGCGCAATCAGACTGGACGCTGCTTCCTGATGCCCCAGTGAACGCCGCAGCATGGGCTGACTATCGCCAAGCACTGCGTGATGTTCCTGCCCAACCGGGGTTCCCGTTTGATGTTGTCTGGCCTGTAAAGCCCTAAGCCATGCCACTTAAAAAACTCACCTTTAAGTCCGGTGTAAACCGCGAGAACACGCGCTATACCACTGAAAGTGGGTGGTATTCGTGTGACAAGGTTCGGTTCCGGCAAGGCACACCTGAGAAAATCGGTGGGTGGAACCGTATCTCAACTGAGACCTATCTTGGTGTATGTCGATCTTTGTGGGCATGGGCAACTCTTGCCGGGTATCCTCTTGTCGGGGTTGGAACAAACCTCAAGTTTTACGTTCAGGATGGCGGGCAGTATTACGACATCACCCCATACAGAACTGCTGTCATTCCACTAACCAACCCGTTTACAACAAATGGAACAACCACGGTACAGGTGACCGACGTTGCCCACGGCTGCATAACAGGCGACTTCGTAACGATTTCAAATGTCTCTGGCGCTGTAAACGGTATTCCTGCTGCATCCCTTGAAGGGAACTTTCAGGTCACAGTTGTTGACGTAGACAATTACACCATCGTCTCTCCTGTAACCGCAACAAGCTCTGGAACTCCTTCGGTCACGGCAGATGTTCAGTATGAAATCAACACCGGAAGTGCTGTTCAAGTTGTTCTAATTGGATGGGGTGTTGGCGGATGGGGTCTTGGTGGATGGGGAGGCGGATCAGTAACAAGCCCAATCCGACTTTGGTCTCAATCAAACTTTGGTGAAGATCTGATCTTTGGGCCTCGTGCTGGCGGAATGTATTACTGGTATACCTCCGCAGGGCCAACAACTCACGGGGTTGATCTTTCCACAGAAACCGGAGCCTCAGATGTTCCAACGATACAGAATTACATTCTTGTTTCGGACATCAGCCGGTTCGTCTTCGCATTTGGTTGCAATGATTATGGCGGGTCTTCTGCTGACCCCATGCTGATCCGCTGGTCGGATCAGGAAGATGCGCTGAACTGGACTCCTTCTGCAACCAACCAAGCAGGTAGTCTGCGGCTGTCCAGGGGTTCGCAGATCATTACAGCCGTGCAGGCTCGACAAGAAGTTCTGGTTTGGACTGATGCGGCGCTGTATGCGCTCCAAAACCTAGGTGCTCCTGTTGGCTGGGGCGCTCAGCTTGTCGGTGAAAACATTTCAATCACCAGTCAAAACGCAGTCGCTTACGCAAACGGTGTGGCGTTCTGGATGGGCGTGGACAAGTTCTACGTTTACAGCGGAACAACTAAGACCCTCAACTGCAACCTTCGGCAGTATGTCTTCTCAGACATCAACATCAATCAGTTCCAGCAAATCTGCTCTGGAACAAACGAAGGTTTCAACGAGGTCTGGTGGTTTTATCCTAGTGCCAACTCGGAAGTAATTGACCGATACGTCATTTACAACTACCTTGAGGACATCTGGTACTACGGAAATCTTGGTCGAACTGCTTGGCTTGATTCCGGAATTCTTGTCTACCCGATTGCTGCAACCTACAGCAACAATCTTGTAGATCATGAATTTGGGGTTGATGACAATGAAACAGCAACTCCGTTGCCTATTGAGTCATATATAGAATCTGCTGAGACAGACCTGGATGATGGCGACAATTTCATGTTTGTGAGGCGAGTTCTCCCTGATGTGACATTCAGGGGATCGACTGCTGTATCGCCTTCTGGTACTCTTACGCTCAAACCTCTTGCTAACTCTGGATCAGGGTATATCTCCCCCGCCTCGATAGGTGGAACATCCAGTAACGCAGATGCGACCGTAGTCCGCACGGCAACCGTGCCAATAGAAGCCTTCACAGGGCAAGTCTATATCCGACTAAGGGGTCGTCAAATTGCGGTTCGTTTTGAATCCTCTGATTTGGGCGTCCGGTGGCAGTTGGGCTCGATGCGTTTAGATTTGCAGCCTGATGGAAGCGGATCAGGTTATGGAGTTGCGGGTGGTCCATGAACAACCTTACCTACAACTTTAAGGCTCCAGCACTTCCTCTTCCGCCAACTCAATACAGCAACGAGTATCAAAATCAATACAACAACATCCTCCGGATCTACTTCAACCAGATTGATAATGTTTTGAGGGAACTTGTGGCTGCTCAAGGTCCATACGGGATTTACGCTGCTGGCACTGCTGCCGACGCATTTGGTCGGATGCGTGTCAGTCAACCCTATACTTTGTTCGACAGCCAAAACCGCTACGCGGCTGACAATCAGTTTGATGTTTCCACGACCGGCACTGGAACTACCACCTTCCTGACCAACGAAGCTGCGGTCAAGATGGAGGTTACTGGGGCAGGCGTAGGCTCGGTACTTCGGCAGTCATATCGTTCGTTTCCGTACCAACCCGGAAAAGGTTTGCTGGTGCTTGCTACGTTCGTAATGGACAGCAGCATGAGTTTAAACCTCACCCAAAGGGTGGGCTACTACAACGATCAGAACGGGGTCTTCTTCCAAAGGGTGGATGGCACTTATTCGTTTGTGCTGCGCTCTTATGTCACAGGCTCTGTATCGAACGCTAGAACCGTAAACCAAAGCGACTGGAATGGTGACAAGCTGAATGGTAACGGGGCATCAGGTTATACGCTTGATCCATCTAAGGCGCAGATTTTGTGGATGGATTTTGAGTGGTTGGGTGTTGGTTCTGTTCGTTGCGGGTTCATCATTAATGGTGAATACATCACCTGCCACACGTTCAACAATGCCAACGAAATTACGAACGTTTACATGACCACAGCAATCCTGCCGGTCAGGTATGAGATTGTTACCACTTCTGCGGTTGCGGCATCGATGAAGGCAATTTGCTGCTCGGTGGTATCAGAGGGCGGATTTGAGCAGACATCTATTGATCATGTGGCGCGTAGAACGAGTGTACTGACGACTATTGGAACGACGTTCCTGCCCTTGGTGTCTATCCGCTTGGCATCTGGGCGAACAGGAGCGGTTGTGCTCCCCAATCGAGTACAGGTGCTGCCAACCACGAGTCAGAACTACGAAGTGGCGCTGATCAAGAACCCAACCCTGACGGGCGCTTCTTGGTCTGCTGTACCCACCGACTCTAATGTTGAGTTTGATGTTGCTGCCACTGCGACTACGGGCGGGTCGATTGTCCAGACAGACTATACGACAGCTTCTGGTGCTGGAGGCACACCCGGACTGGCTGCTACAACGGGGTACAACTTTGATTTGCAGTTGGGCGCTTCGATTGCTGGGGTGAGTGACATTTACACAGTGGCAATCAGAACTGTTTCTGGTGCGACAACTGGCGATGCTGTTGGATCGCTGTCGTTTTATGATCTGACCCAATAAGTTTAAACGCCCGCAAGACTAGTCATGAAACCTCTTGGGATCCATCACCACTTCGCAGATGGCGTTTACGCCAAAGAGATGCGGATTCCTGCTGGGCATTGGGTGGCCAAGCACTTGCATGACTATGACCACATCAGTATTTTGGCGCAGGGGATGGTTGTCGTTGAGGTTGATGGTGAATCAATGTTTTACAAAGCACCAGCCTGTATAACTATCCCCAAAAACTGCAACCACAAGATCTCCGCTCACACAGATTCTGTGTGGTATTGCGTTCATGCAACCGACGAGACTGATCCGGGGAAAGTGGATCAGGACCTTATTAAGGAGACGGTGTAATGCCTCCGAGTGATTATGGTTCATCTGCTGGTTGGGATTTCGACCCGGCCCCAGAACCTCCTCGTGTAGATCGGTTTACACGAGAAAACTCGCTAAATCAAATTGCTCAAAAAATCTACGACCAGCTTGTAGATCAGCGGGATCGTATTGCCAAGGTTAATCCAGAGTTTGCAAACAAACTATATGGGCCG